AGCCATTGTTTATTTCTTTCCTTATTATCCTAATGCAATAGAAACTGCGATTGCAAAACCCTCTGTTCCAATATTACCACCTGTTACTGGAAATGCCAAGTTACCTGACATAGTACCACTACCATCAACTATATTACCAGTAATTGAAACACCTGTGTTTGTTGCTTCTATTTTTGTTGAATTATTATACTGAATTGTAACACCTGAAGCACCATCTATACTAATACTACCGTCACCATCTATATCAATGTTACCACCAACATCTAACTCAAGATTATTGTTTGAATCAATTAATAAATCACCTGTACCATTATGTGCAACATAACTGTGTGAACCATCATGATACATTTGTAAATCGTCATCAGTACCAAACTTAATTCTTTCACTTGCAACACCAGTTGAATCGTCAAAGTCAATAACAGTTGGTAATAAGACTGAACTTAAACCTGATTCTAATGCTGTAATTGCTTCGATAACATCTGATACTGCTCCACCGTTTATCGTTGATGGTAAATTTCCAATATCACCTACATCAGTTGCAAGCTCATTAAATTCTGTTCGCCATTGTTCAAAAGTAAAGGTTGCTGGTGCGTTTCTATCTGCCATTATTCTTTATCCACTAATTTTAGTAAAAGAGATTTTATTTCGTGCATCTCACATTTTAAATTATTTATATCTCGTACACAATCTCTTAATTCGTCTTTTTGTTTTTTAAATGCTTTTGATTTTGCAACTGCGGCTTGATATGCGTTCATATCAGTATTAACAACTCCTCTAGAATTTACATCTCTAGCAAGTTTTGGATAATTTTCTACTTTAAGATATTCACTCATATTATGTTGCCAATGCAATCGCTCTTATGTTTTTAATTCTTGGTGGTTCAGCAGAATTTGTTCCTTGCATACGAATCTTAATTGCAAAAGAAATAAACTCTGATAAATCGTTTGCAGTAAATTCTCTTTCAACAAAATCATAAAGATTTGCTGATGAGTTTACTGTTGTATCTGGAACACCAGTAGTATTAAAATAATTCCAACCTAATTCATCAAAATCTGAAGCATCATCTGAACGAAGTATCTTATACATTACTTGAATCTCTGCACTATTAAACTTAACTGCATCAAATAAAACTTTAATTGCAGTTGCAGGATTCTTTAATGTAACTTTTCTTGTACAGTAGATTGCTTCGTTCTTATCACCATCTGGTTCTTCAGGGCCGATATACTCATCTGAAGGATAGTAATTTGCTGAACTATCAATATTGTCTAATCTGTTTGCAACACAAATTGCAACTTTTCTATCTAAATCAATAACTGGTGATAAGTTATCTTTAGTTGATGTCATAGTAAATGTTGAGAAGAATGATTTAGAACCTGATAACTCATTTGTTTCATTAATTGTTGAACAAACCATTCTTGGATTTTCAAAATAATAATTATCATTTATTGGAACTGTTTCTGCACTTGCAGCTGCGGCTAACTGAAATGATGTTTGAGCACCACTAACTGATGTTGAACTTGTTGTACGAAGTTTACAAGTCAATGTTGTATCTGGGAATTCAATAGTAGGAACTGCCATTTGAATACTATCAATCTGTGCATTTTCTGTTGCAGTAACACTTGAACCACCAACTGTTCCATCTGATGTTCCAGATGTTGTAGTAGTAATTGTGTAATAGTCAATACCAATATTACCTATTGCAGTATGTGTCTTATTAATTTCTGATAAAGGTATTCCTTTGACTTGATGTAATTCAACAGTATCACTATCTGAATGAGCAGAAGCAGTAGCTGAAGGACTACTTAAAGTGAAAGTTGATCCACCAGAAAGAGTACCTAACAATACTTCATCATTAATTTTTATCTCCATAGCACCATCATTAAAATCACTTGTTCCATTTATTGTTAATGATGTAGCACCTATTGATACAGCACCATTTAATGTTGTTGTAATACCTTCAGAAACAACACCAGAAATTGTAACATTATTTGTTATTGAGTGCATATTATGATCTCTGTGTTTTATCTTAAGCACATTAGAACCATTGAATACTCTAACTGGATTTGTTTCTAGTGTTTTAACAGGTAGTGCATCATTTATTAATGTGATACTTGCTTGTTTTGATGTATCAAATTTTGCACGATATAAGTTAAACTTCAAATCTTCTAAATCGTATGCACTCCATGTTGTGTTATTCTGGGATTTAAATAATACACCAAGATATGGTTGTTCTGAAACTAATCTACTACCACCAACATCTAATTCACCCATTCTAGAAATCCATGCAAGATATTTTACTGAATCTGTGAATAATACAATACAATGTTCTACACCATTCTTCACATAGACTGGTTCGTCAAATGTAAATGTTGTAGCTACAGTTGCATCATTAGATGTACTAACATCAGCAGGTAATAAAGTTTTACTTCCATTTGGAACAACTTTAGTTGTTGGATAACCATTTTGCATTTCACGAATCTGACAAGTAACTGGAATGTTATCATCTTTTTGTGAGAAGAAAATATCAACTTTAGTTAAGAACTCACCACCTTCTTGTTGAGGCATAAATGATTGAGCTAGCGGATCCCACCACCCAACGATTCTATCTCTAGTTACATTTCTATTTACATTTCTTCTTTCTGTAACTCGTCTAACTTCAATTCTTGCATTTCTTGTTGCAACAATAGATTCTTGAATTGTATTTAAAATACCAGTTGCAGAGAAAATTGCTTGTGCAAATGTTTCAGGGTCTGGAACTTGAACATTAGTTTCTGAAGATGTCAATCTAAAGTTTCTTTCTCCTGTTCTAAATTTAGGATTACCAGTAACTTTAGGATCAGGTAATGCAAATGTTCCTGATACTGAACCAGCTGCATCTGTAACTAAATCCCCACCAAGTGAACCACCAGTAGGTGTAACATATGCACTAATTGCTTGTTTATCAAAGAAAGGATAAACTTTTGTAAGAGGTTTCATACCAGTTGCACTAAATGAAATATTTACTGCACGACAGAATGGTATTAATGCACGAGCAATAATTCTATCGCCTAATGATTCGTAATCTATTTGAGTAACGATTGCAGTTTCAATACCTGAACGAGTTTTTCTACCAGTTTCTGTTCCAACACTTCTTTCTATTATTGGTCTATATGGAACTTGTTGCCTTCTTCTTGCCCAACTCTTTTCTTTAAATTTCGTTGTACTTGTTGCATGGAATCCTGTCCATTGTGTTTGCCATGCGTTCCAAACTGTTCCAAGTGAGTTTACATTCTCTGCAAGAACAGTATCAAAATTACCTTCTTTATTAATAATTAAATCAGGAGCTCTTTCAGTTTCAAACCAACTATCACCTGATGGTGTTAGTTTACAAATACCAGTCCATGCAAATGATAAAACTGGATTTAAGTTTTCAACTCTAGTTGCATAAACTTGTGATGCAGTAACTGTATGTGTATATGGTAATGTTAGAATGTCACCAGTCTTTTGATAATTGTCATTTGTTCTATCTGCATCAGTTAAGTTTTCTTCTGATAATGAAATACCCTTCATATAATACTTTGGTCGCATTTCTTTGTTTTCCATATCCATTGCGACACGATAGTCAGGGTGTTTAACATCACCAGTATTGTGACCTGCACAATTATCAACTAAAAATCCAGACTTGAATCTATCAAGACCATTTGAATCTTGTATCTGTAAAGATTCTGCATCTTTCTCTAAAAGATTTAATGCAGTATAATATTCCATATTATTAATTCTTGATTCAAGATTACCAATGTCTTTCATAGTATATCGTTTATTATTAAATGTAGTATGAGAAGCATCAGATAATTGAATCACATATGGATTTAAATTTATTTTTGCTAATGTCATAGCAGTATCTAATGTTTTTGGTGGCTCTGGTTGTTCAGCAGGAGCACCTTGTATAACTTTAAAATCACCCTCTGGTGTTAAGAATAAGAAATCAATTCTTGCAAGATAGTTTTCAAAGTCATACTGAAAACTAGAATTATCTTTTGGAATGTTTACAGTAGATGAACCATTTCCTGTATAACTTCTTGATGTAAAGTTAAATGAGTAATCATCTATTCTATATACTGTTTGACCTTGACTAGAATAGTTGCTAGTGCTTGATGACGATATATCAGCAACTCTTGGTCTAAAATCAACTGTATCTCTTAAATCATATTCACCACTTGGTTGTGGTGCTTCAGGATCAATACGAGTTGCACTATAAACTGGTATCTCTTTATAATCAATAGCTGCATATGAATCTACTGTAAAGAAATCACCAGCACCGTGTGTAAAATAATCACACACAATTAGTAATTTTCCTAATGGAGTAGTTGCAGTTGGTTTTCTTGTTAATCTCGCAATATCGTAAAAGTTATCTCTTTGTCCTGTATCAAGAACAAAATCATTTGTAATATTTCTAGAACCTTCTGTGAATGTTCCAAGTGTTGCAGTTGCACCACTCTCTGCACCAGTAATTGTTTCAGCAGAACTAAATGCAGTTTCATTTAAAGTAATAAAAGTAATTGGTGATGTTGGATTTATAATTGTTGCAATTGCACCAGATGTACCACCAGTAATCTTTTCACCTTTTGTAAATGTTCCAACGATACCTGAAACAGTCCATTGAGGTAAGACAGGATCTGTTGTATCTAAAGAATCAAATACACCATGTAATTTATAAACATCAGCAACACCTAATGAAATATCTTTATGGTGTGCAGATGTTCCATACTCTACACCACCACCAACACCATCATTGTCTACTTCAATAAGGTGCATACGATTTCTAGTTTTTGTTTTTTCATTAACAGATGTTCTTGTTAATGTTGCAATAACATTAACAGTACAGGTACTTCCAAATATAGATGCACTTGTTAAAGTTAAAGAGTTTGTACCTGCACCTGCAACAGTAATATTATCAACATTAACAATATCACCAGCACCAGATGCACCACCTGATTGAATTGCAACAACATAATCAGTATTTGTTACTGAATTAAATGTTTCATTTGCACCTGCTGTTATTGTTAATTCACCAGATGC